CTGATCGTTGACGACAGTTTGTTGGTATCTACTGAGCCGTCCGTTGGGGTTACAGTGTTACCCACCTCACCCAAAGCCAACACATAATCAATGTTATCAGATGAAGATAATGCAGAGGCAAATATTAAGTTACTTCCACTAACACTATATGCATCATTAGGTGCTTGGGTTACGCCATTGAGAGATACAATTAGCTGTTCAGCCGTAGCTGGCTTGTAAGCTGCGCCACTCACTGTCATGGCGTAGGTTGCTGTTGCTGATGCGCTAGGCACTGTTATTGTTTTAAATTGCCCACTAAGGGGCTGTTTACCTATATATGGCATCAGTCAGCCTCCTCAATTGTTAAAGTGCCAGCCGCTACTTGGCGTTGGATTTCTGCGTAGTCTGTGTTATCTGGGTCAATTGGCACAAACAGAGTTACACCGTTAACCACAGCATGAATACAGACAGTTTCACCATCTAAATTGTTTTGATATTTTGCTGATGTAATATTCATTTATAACTCCGCGCTTGCTGTCCAACTTTCAAGATGATTATTAGCAGTTGTACTGTTAATGTATGGGCTTGCCATGTGTGGAGAAAGCAATTGAACGCCAGAAGAACTAAAACTTGAGTTATTATTTACTACCGTAACAGTTGGACTTGACCTCATGCGAACCTGAAAATCAATTTGCGATCTGCCGTAACTCGCTCCTAACTGTGCTACTTGAAAATACCAAGGCCCACTACCTGTTGAAACTGAACTTTGGTCATAGTATCTTTGACACTTGCGTAGCGTAGTTCCAATGTCCTCATGCTCAAAAATAGGGTTGGCTACATCTCCGATTTCAAGCTGTACTTGCGCCAAGTAAAAGTTGTTAGATGTGCTATCCATCCAGTTGACTTGATTAGATGTGCCGTAATGATTTCCATTGGTAGACCAAGTATTATTTGTGCCGTGAAAAGTTGAACCCCACGCTAAACCAAATACAACTTGCAAACCTAATACATTGTCGTTGGCTATTGCCCCACCTGATGCAGTAATCAATGATGTGCTTCCAGCAGTCGGAGTTATTGTGATTGTTTTCTTTTCCCAAGTGTTAGCACTATTAATAGTATATTCATTGGGAATTACAGCAGAAGTATTATCTTGTTTATATATAGTTGCTGTGTATGTACCAGTTTTGTTAGATTTAACAAAAAATGACAGGGTTATAGTCTTAGCAGAGGAAGTCCCATACTGCAAAGGTTGAAGATTTTGCGCTTCAATGCTTTGACCAATAGAAATATACTGACCAGCCGCAAGGCTTGTATCAGCCGTTGTACATTTAGCAAGTAACGAATAGCCTGTACCTGTGGGTGTGTCTGTAGATCGTTCAGATGTAGCTGCGCCATCATTACTTAACAAAAAATAAAATCTATCAACCGTGTTATAGGTGTTATTTGCAGCCGCAGTAGCTGCGGTGGCTCTTTGCCAAACTTGAAAATCACCGTTGATTATAAAATTTCTGTTACTTTGAGCAGCATCAGTCATGCTATCACTTCGTATTTTAGATAATGCCATGTCTGTTTCCTATCCTACTAAATGACCGCTAAAACCAGCCCAAGTATTTCCATATGTTTGAAGTTCATCTGCAACAAAAATTTGAAAGAAATCGTTAGCCGCAGCATTAACGTGAACATTTAAATGACAAGTATTCCATGTATCATTACCATCACTTGCGTATGATTGAGAATGATCGGTGCCATTTTGTCTTAATTTAGGTTTAGATGCGCTAGAAGATTGGAAGATTGCATAAAAAGAAAAGAAATAAACACCAGCTACAGGACAAGTAAATTTATAATTAGTTGTATCGTAGTTTGAGCCTATGTCAAAACCACCTCCTACACTTGTGCTATCAAAAGGAAAATAAGCACCATTTAAAGTAATATTCGTTCCGTTTCTTCTAGCCAAAAATGCTGGTCTTGCTGGCATAGTAACACGATTGCTGCTATCAATATTTATGGCTGTGCCGCTTGTGCTGGCACTAGTAATTCCCGCTACACCTTGTACGCCAGCGGCTAACTTAGCAGCAGTCACAGAGCCACTAGCTAACTTGGCTGTGCCAACAGACCCATCAGGCGGCACAACCGTACCCACTGCTTTTCCTTGAAATACAACATAAAAGTCATCTGTTGAAACCACGTTGCCTGTCATGTTTAAGGCAGTGCCGTTAGTAGTATATGCGACATTTGGTTCTTGTCTGACGTTATTAACGTACACCTCAATCTCTTGAGCGTTAGCAACAGCATGAGACAATGTATAGCTTGTACCACCGTTTCCAGTAATATCCTGTTTATCCATAGAAGTGTATGCGTTTGTAGTTTGATTACCTACATATCCCATGTCTCACTCCTATGAACTAATTGCATCAACGGCAGATACCCACACATCAAGTGAAGATGCTGTATCTGATTTAACCCACAGCCTATCGCCAGCCGCCACAACTATCTTTGCGCCACCATCAAGTAACTGCAAAGCACCACCTGCGGCAATTGGTGCGCCTTTGATAAGATAAAAGTTAGTAACATTATTGTTAATTGTATGTTGAATATAAGCATCTACATTGATTGCTTGTGTTGTTGTGTTAGTCATATGAATACCTACGATAGTGTCATAGGAATCAAAGTTTGCGCCATCTGGAATGTCAGTAGCGTTTGTACCAATACCTTGTTCCATATAGCGTCTAAAATTCTGTGCCATTTTTTACTCCTAAAGGGCTATTGCCATTGCGATACTGAAACCAGCGGAAGCAAAAGACGATGCGCTAACAGCTACATCTTCCCATTGGCTTCCATTGTAGACCCTCATATTTCCAGCCGAACTGGAATAGTAGATGTCTCCAGCTTCTAAGGCTGAACCATCAGGGTCTTGGCTAGGGTCAGAAGATAGCGCACCAAAATACTTGTTATCAAAAGTAGCAACGGACGCTTGTGCAGCTTCTGCCCAATATTTAGCGGAGTAACCAGCATTATCTACTGTTCCACCTGTGTATGTTGCCCAATCTTTTGCAGAACCACCACTGGCTTGTCCCCTGCGTTGTGCGCCAATAGCATATTCTTTGGCTGAATATTCTGTGGCATCAGCCGTTGAAGCAGTCTCTGTTGCCCAATCCTTGGCATTACCACCACCTGATGCGTTAGAGACACCTGTGCCACCTATAGCCCAAGCCTTAGATGAATAACCCTCACCTGTGACAGCTTCGCCATTAACTTTTTGCGCCCATGCTTCCGCTTCATCCTCAGAAGCTTGTGCATCTGTTTCAGAAGATGCTGCTGCTACGGCTGCTGCTGAAGCTACACTTTGATAATGTTTAGCTGAGTAGTCTGTAGTGGAACCATCAGACAATGTGTATTGAGAATTAACAGGGTGTATAGCTAACTTCGTAGCATCAGGTATTAGATTACCTGTAGCTGTGTTAACGGTATTTTGTGCCGCAGTGGTAGCTTGAGCTACAGCAGTAGTAACCACACCAGCTACTTCTGTATCAGTATACGCTTTAGTAGCTGCATCAGTGTTAGCCGTAGGTGTGCCTACGTTTTTAATAACGTTACCACCAGCATCCCATTTACTATCGTTACCTAACTGGACTGAATCCCCTGCTAGGTCTGCTGATTCCTGTGCTGCGTGAAAGACTTGAATGTTACTATTATCTAAGTCTTCCTCAGTTAACACTGATCCAGATGTAAAGTCAATAGCACGTGATGTCAAGCTAGTAGTACGTCTGACTTGTACTAGGGAATTAGTTGCAACAGGAGATGCTAATTTTACTGTGGAGCTAGAAGGAAATGTTAGATTTGATTGGGCTACACCATTTACTGTTACACTAATCTCAGATTGAGCAGTGAATGTAAAAGGGATATTAAAGGTATCCGTAGTATTGTTTGTTGGTTGGTAATTATGATATGAAAAAGCCATTTGTTTTCCTTAAAAACTTCCGTCTGTAGACTTGTAGCCTTGATTAGCGATAGCGTTTAACAATTGCCTTACACCGTATAAGGATTGCATTGGTAGTAAACGTAGAAACCTTCTGTATTCTGCTTCTGTTAGCTTACCATCATTGAACGCTTTAGTCATTTGTAGTGCTGAAGACATATAAGATACTACAGGTGGTGTAATAGCATGAGTATTGCCACCCATAGCACCTGTAGTTATTTGATATATGTAACCAAATATAGAAGCAGCACCAATTTGACTTAAAGCACCAATAACAAAATTAGATGGTTTCATACGTTCTTTAATATATTCATCAGCATCGCCACGGCCTAATGCGTTCATTTGAACACGCGCTGTGTACATCATCATGCCTAACATAGCAGAGCTTGCCATAACTTTAGTTACAGCTTTAGCATCTCCTGCAATAAACCTTACACCTAAACGCATAGTCTGCTGTTCTATAGAAGCCATAGTAAAGCTCAAGAACTGAAAGTAGGTTTTACCTATTTCACCCCTTAACCATTTATTAGTAGAAGCAATGTTCATTTCTTGTACACTGTTTCTTACTTCTTTAAAACCAGCAGCCTGAAAAGCATCTCGTACATCCTCAGGCCATTCTTTAAGGTTCATCTTAACCAAAGTACCGTTTTGAATGTCTGCTTTGTCCTTGATTGTTTCCCTAATTCTTATAGCCATGTTATCAGTCAAACCTAGTTGCCTAAGTTTAACCGTGGCAAAAGGCATCTTATCTTTTAGCGAGGATGTAGCCCATTCTTGAGCAAAACCACGCATAGCTCTACGTCTTAAAACTTGGGTTACTCCTAATAAACCGGAATAGTAAGCTACTTTTTGTTGGGCTACCTGCCCAAATGCAGTTACTTTACCAGCTCTAGGTACTATAGCACCTTCTAAGTTACCACCATCAAAACGATTAGTAGTAGAATACTTACCTAGAAGTACCTCTTCACCAAGTCCAAGATCATCAATAAGTTCCTTTAACAAAGGTTCTTCTAATTGACCTTGAGAAGCTTTGGTATAAAACTTATTCATAGATGAGTTAGTTTTTAAAATAGTACTAACACTATATTCAAAAACAGAGTTAGATAATTCCATTAGGGCTGACATACCTGACATACCCATGTTAACAGCAAAACTAAAAGCTCTCAAGCCAATATGAAAGTCCTTAGTGCTTTTACTAAAAGGTTCTTTATGGGCTAATCTACCAGTTATTCCATCATACATAAAATCCAAAGCATCTAGTTCTGATTTATATTCTGCTTCAGGAATGTTCTTTAACTTTGCTTCTTCTAATATAGTAGATTTAAATGAATCCCAACTTGAACCAGCTTGATTAGTATTAATACCATTTCTAGCTAGGCCAATGGCGTTTGATAGTTGGAAGATATAAGAATTATGTAATTGTTCAATATCGCTCTCAAGTAAATCTTCAAACTTTATCTCAACAACTTCACCATCAGAACGTGTTACGCTAATAGAGGTACTTTCATCTAACAGTAAACGAGGACGGCTACGTTTATGTTCAGCCTTAGATGGTCTACCGTTTGCAAAGAGTTCAACAACGTCATCTATCTGATCTTCTGATAGTTCGTCTTTAAATTCTCTTTTCATAAGATCACCTAAGTCTTCTAGGGTCATCTCATTTAGACCTAATGGCCCACCAGTTTTACCATATGTACGATCAATAACACCTTTGGTATAACCAGCAGCTATACGTCTAATCATATCGTTAGCTTCTGTTTCTATATCTTTAGTTGACTGTCTGGTTGGTTTTTTCTTAGCAGCTTTTTGAGCTTTCTTCATAATACTTGCAATAACATTCTCAAGTATTTCAGGTTGGCCTCTACGTAAAGCTTCCTCAACTAACTTAGTAATTTGTTCGTCAGCGTCAGGACCAAGTTTAGCACGTAACTGAGCAATTTTTTCATCATTAAAGATACGAGGTAGGTAGTTTTTATGTTTGTTTAACATAGTAGGAGTAAAGCCAGATACATCATACTTAACGCCCATCTCAGCAAGTTCACGCTCTTGTTTTTTAACAAGCTCTGCTATTGCTTTAACTTCTGGTTCTGCATCTGTAATTATACCACGCACATATTTACTAACTAGATCATTAAAATCAGGAATTGAAAGTCCTGTTCGTTTTACAAAGGCCGCTTGAGAATCATGTAGTAACTCAGCAAAGCCCTGCCTATATTGACCTTGGATACGTTCAGCAATTTCTGAAGCTGAATCATTAGCATGTAACTGACCACCTTTGTAGCCCACAGCATTAGCTCCCAAAGCCCTAGCACCCTGACGGATACGTGATAGGGGAGACATACCAGCCTTGTATCCAGAAGATATTAACTTACGTATACCAAAAAGACCTACACCAGCAACCTCAGGGATAGCTTCTGCAACTCCTAAGTCCGTCTGACCAAGAGATGTACGTGTTGCTACACCCTCATCACTAACCTTAGTGGCAGCAGTGGTAGCATCAGATACGTTAAATATTTCATCATTAGCTAATGTTTCATTAATTAATCTTTGTGCTGTTGCTTCCACATTATTGGCATCATAAAAAGCACGTTCAGCAGGAGTTAACTCCCCACCCTCTGCTACTTTTTTAGCTAGGCGAGATACATTACCCCTTTTAATAAAGGTGGTTATACCAGCATTAAGAGTACCACCTAGTACTGAACCAGCACCCATAGCTATAAGTACATCGTTAGCGTCTACATCATATTTTAGACCAGCACGTATACTTTCAAAAGCAGCTAACTCAGTACCAGTAACTAAAGCACCAGCCCTAAAAGCTTTAGCTGCACTATAGGCTTTTTTTGCTCTTAAAGCAGCCCCAGTAGTTAAGGCAGTCGTAGTTGTTAAAGGTGCAGCAGGGCCACTAAGAGAGGCTATAGCAGCCGTTGAAACCCCTATTGTAGCCCATTCAACAGGATCAAACATAGTAGCAAAAGCAACGGCTGCTGTTCCACTCCAACCAGCGTCAGCTAGTTTCTGTCGGTTCTTCTGTGTCTCTAAGTGATTTTCTCTGAGGTTCATTGCACTAGCTAAGTTAGTCTCAGTAGCCTCATCTAGTACTTCACGTATAGCACGTTCATCAGTTAGACCATTGGTAAGTTCAAAGGTCATTTCGTCAGTTAAAATATCAACTGGTTTACCTTCGTAATCCCCCAACCTATCTAAATTTTTTAATACAGTAGGTGCTATTTGTTCTTCCATGACTGCTGTAGGCAAAGAAGAAAAAAAGCCACCTTTGGTTTTAATTTCCTCTTGTGCCTTAAATATAGTACCCTCGCTAACCATAGGGGTCAAGTCAGGGGCTGTAATCCCCGACTTAAATCCTAGACTTTTGAGAATATCTTTATTTGTATCAGTCATGGTTTTTCCTTTTATCCAAAGATATTATCATACATACTAGTAAGAAACTTTTTAGCTTTCTTTATTCCTTTCCTAGCATATACACCTGCTTTTAGTTCAAGCATAGAGGGTAGGCTTTCAGTAGGAATATCAGATGCGTTCTGCACTCTTCTGAAATTTATCTTTTTTTCAGTCATATTATAAGAAGACATAGTTACCCTATCACCAGTGTTTCCACCAATAAAGTATACCTCATCACCTTCTACTTTAACAACAATGCCTACATGACCATAACCTAACTTAAACTTCTTACGCTCATCTTTGGTATGTTGTTTAATCATAATATCACCAGCCTTAACTTGTGTAGGCTCAACTTCATTTCCTACTTTAGTGTAAGCCTTGGCTCTTATTTGGTCAAACTTGTCAGTACCAAATAAAGCCTTGGTATCTACTCCAGAATCACGTAGAACCTGTGTTAAGAACGCAGCACACCATGCCTTATTAGTAGCAAACTGTTCTGCTGTTTCTTGGTTAGGGTTCCAGTTACCTACAGATGTCTCAAAGAAACCTTTGACAGCCTTTGCACCCTCTTCGGTGTTCTCATCAATACCATAGTATTTATAAGCAGCATCAGCAGGGTTTTGAGATAGGGCAATGTCAACCACAGCAGAAGCTGTTGGAACATCACCTACATTTAACTTCTCTACCTCTGGAATAACATCAGCATCAGCATGAGCTTTAGTTATAAAGCCATCAAAGATAGATGTAGCAGCATCACCTAAGTCTGCGCCTATTTCGTTAGCTACTTTCATAGCTCTGTCTGCTGTTTGTGTAGCCCATTTGGTAGCTGTTACAGTACCGTCCTCTGCTACATTGTAAAGCATATTAAATTTAGCTGTAGCCAAAGCAGAGGCTTGCTCTACTGAACCTTCAGCATACTGTGCAGCTTCTTTAATTGATGCCATAAACCTAGGCCACTCCTTAGTGACATTAAATCTACCTAGCTGATAACCCATCTGAATCATACCAGACTTTGCTGCATCTGGTAAGTTCTGGAAACCATCTACTACGTCAGTAAAGTAGTTATTAATTTTATCTACCTTGAGTGCTACAACAGCAGCAGATTCCTCTGGCTGTACATTGTTTATATCACTAATCAAAGCTTTCTCATCAGGCTCAAGGGATTCAATTTGAAGTCCATGACCTACAGAATCTTTGCCCATGTCATCGTAAGGAGTGTAAGAAAAACCTTCATCATCTATGATAGTAGCGGTAGCATTAGCTGTAGATACTCCAATGGTATTATCAATAAGATTAGTTACCACGTTTAAAGCATCATCCGCTAACGAGCTAGTTTTTTCTACCTCAGGCTCACCATTATCTACGTCAGGTGGCTCTACTTCACTAGGTTTAATATTCTCAGGAACCTGTGACGATTGATAAATAACAGACATACCATTAGATAGCGTACCTTTGTACAAATACTTACCAGTAAACTGACCATCAACATTGATAGGTTGTGCTGACGTAGCTGTAAAATTTTCTGGAAGTCTAAACACAGTCATAGCGTTTGTTTCTACAACAGCCTGATCGGACACATCTACTGGTGCGTTAGCAGGATCATTCTCTGGCGGTAATGAACCATTGTTGGCTGCTTTTGTTTTAGCTAGTGCTATAGCATTTTTATTAGCTGCTATTAATTTAGCTACTAACTGTGGATTATTAAACAAATCTTGTTTACTAACTATACCCAAAGGATACCTTGGCGCACCACTATCATCTATAATATTAATTCTAACAGAGTTTGGTTTACTACGATCTGGTGTAAAGGCAACTGCTGGATTTTCTACCATACCTAATTCGCCATCCATGATAGCCTTAATATCTAAATTATTTCCTAGTATAGTAGACAAAGATTGTAGTTGATTTACTACAGGTACACTTACATTAGTATCAGTATTAAGTTGCTTAAATGAAAGCTGTACACCATTTGCAGCTTCGTAAATAACATTATCTTTCTTAAAAGATTCTACTGCCATAGCTGCTGCTTTTTCTAAATTCATATTAGGCATTTGCATTAGAAGACCTGTCATACGCGAAAGTTCTTCTAGGTTATCCCTAGCATTACCTGTTTCTGTGTGATCTGTAAACCCAAAACTACTTAAGGTATTTGCTAATTTTTCTTTCTGAGCCTCACTCATTGATTGGTCTAATGAAGTATCTGCTTGCTGTGCTAAAGACATAGCGTTGGCTATATCAACAGTACCATCCTCATTACTACCTGTAGTAGCAATATTTAAGGCTAATATTTTGGTAAGCTCAAACCTTTCCATATCTTCAGAACTAACTAATGAAGGTGGAATGTCTATATCCATAGCTTGTAATTTACGAATAGATTGGAAAGCTACTACAGCAGCCTGTGCATCATTAGCGTTTCCTTTTAAATCACCACTACCTAATGCAAAGATACCATTACTAATATTATTCTTTAGTAATGTTGGAATAAGATTATTTTTTCTAAAAAAATCTTCTTGTACTTCCTTAGATAAATTATTACGAGCCGCATATGATTCAAACTGTAATACTGTCTCATCATCATCCATGACAAGTTTAGTACCACCAGTACCAGTTAATGTTTCACCTCTAAAATAATCTTTCTGATTATTAGAACCTGCTACCCATTTATCAAAACCATTAGATAGTTGTTGTTGAATTTGAAGCGCATCGTTTTCTTTGGCAAACTGCTTGTCATAGGCAGCTAAATCACGTTCTATCTGACGTACTGTTGTCTGATAACGAGAAACACCAAATAACTTTTGTGATTCTGCCCATTGATAAGCCGCATCTCTGCCATTCTCTCTTACTCGTGGGGCTATAATGTTTTCCATAATAAAGTCATTAACTTGAGCCTGATTATAACCATAAGCAGAAGCAGCTTTTTTTGCTAAGTCCTCAATCTGTTGTATCTGAAGAGAACGATTTTCTTCTATTGTTCCATCTTCTTCTGTCTGTGGTATAAAAGCAGTACTATCGCTGGTAGCAATAATCTCATCACCAATGGTTCCCATGTTCTTATTGAACATATGAGTATACTTAGCTGGATCATAGTTCTTTGTAAACCATGCCAAGTTACCTACTTCTAAATCACCCTTTACAGCTTTGAATAGTATATCATCACCTGATTCTTCGGCTTGATTGATGAATGGCTGCATAATCTCAGAGCGTCTAGCAGCTACTTCCTCATCAGACATTTCTAGGTATTCTATTTGATTTAGCCGATAGTCTTCGTTTGCTGCACGTAGGGCTTTATTAACACCTATCTGAGCATCCAATGCTCTGGCAGACGCAATACCTTTTTCTGCTTCTCTCTGAAGTTTAAGCTGTTTCTGCTTTTCTACTTGAGCAAGGGTCTTAGCTGCTGGTGCAATAGCGGAGACAAAAGCACCAAGGTCACTTTGACCTACTGGCTGTTCAGCAGGACGTACATATGTCTCTACTGGCCTAGCAACGGCTTGTAGTTTTGCAGAAGGTCGCAACCTTTCTACTTGTTTTCTAGCCATTAGTTAGTTCCTTTACTCAAAAGTTGGGTCATAATCGTCAGGTTGACTTACTTTAGTTGATTGATACGCAGCCGTAGCATTAGCCGCAGTTCCCACAGCCGCAGCTAGGAAGTTTGGCATCACACCCTGTTGTAGAGAGTTGGTTCTGTTTAGTGCTTCCGCAGACGCACCACGCTTTTCAAGCTCAATTTGTTTCTCTACGTTTTCAAGGTTTCTATTAATTGTTGTTACACCACGTAGTTTTTGTGCTGTGTAGTCCTGTAGTAATAAGTCTATTGTAGAACCACTAACACCAGCTTCACCTGTGGCTACTTTTGCTGCACCTTCACTCTCTAGGGCTTTGATACCTAAAGCTAGTTTTTCTTCTGAGGCTGCTTCTGCTTCTTGTGTTGCCCTTTGATTTAGGGTTTGTACTTTTAAATCTCTTGCATCGTTAGCAGCCAAGCGATTACGGTCAAACCTAGCTTGATCTGACTGTGCTTTTGCTACACCTTGTTGGTATTCAGCTACCCCACTAGCAACTGTTAACACAGCCATAGTTACTGGATCACACATCTTGTATCCTCACAAATTCTAAAAAGGGTTTGTTTCCTACACCCCAAGTTTCATGCCTTTGAATAAACGTAAATCCTACAAACTTTAACCAGTTAATAGCTACACTATAATCAGCATCACAGGCATTAGTTAGGATGGGATATTTCTTATTTGTTTCTTTTACCCATTTAAGAGAACCCCTAAGAAAAGGTAGCCAGACTTTAGTTATAGGTGGTGCTGTAAGAAGCCAAGGTACACCTATAAAATCAGTTGCAGCCACTACTCCGTAGATACCTGCTATCTCATCTGTATCCGTTACAACAATAGTCCAACATTCATCTGATTCATCTAGTCCCTGTTGTAAAGCTTCTTTAACACTACCGTGTGAGGCCAGTACTTCTTCTGTATCCTCTGGTCTTAAATTGGTTGCCAGATGGTCTACATCAGTTTGAGTACTAGCTCTCACATGGACTTTCATTACATTCTCCTAGAACGCAAATGGAAATAACCTTCCCATTCTGCTGATTGGAACACACAAGGCAAGTGACTAGCACTCTCTATAGTTATAGATATGTCGGTAGCCTTACCTAGTACACCAAAACTATATGTACCTGATTCAATAGCAGCTACGTTAAGTATGTTAGCACCGCTACCTACAACACGGCCTGTAAAAGTACGTGTGTATGTCTGACGCTTTAGGGGCTTTAGTATAATCTTAAAGAAACCTGTTTTGTTATACACAATAGCATAGTTTCTTAACTGCAAAGCACCTGTAGTTACTGCTTTATTATCTTCTTTAATAACTGGTTCAGAAAACTCATATTTAAACGTAAATGGAACACCCACATATACTTTTTCAGAGTTAGCTAGTTTTGCTGCTACCTGACTTACTGTAATTACTTTACCTGTTTGGTCAACATATATTGCATTACTATCTGTGTAAGGTATAGTAGTAGTACCGCCTGTTTCTAACTGCACCCTTCTATCTAAATGAATAGAGAAGTTACCGTTTGTGTATACTGTAGCTTCATCAATAGATAGATTTATTCTTTCTAAGAAAAGGTTATTACCTCTTTTTATTAAGATGTACAGATCAGCGCGATTAAATGACATACCAATAACATCACCACCAAATACCCAACGTGACCAAGAAGCCTGTAGTTTTTCTCTACCTGACCAATAGTATCTATATACGTAAATAGCTGTGGGGTCATTATCTGTTTGTACTAATATCATATCCTCATTAGATGAGGCTTGCATATTTATAACTTCACCATTCAGATACTCTGGTATATGTGATGATATTTCATTTGCGTCATTTACATCTGTATCTGTATCTACAAAGTATTCCCACATACCAGACCAAGCACCTCGTTTAGAAGCAAAGTAAACGTACTTACCCGCTTGTGCTGGTTTAGCTCTTAAGCTAGTTTCAAACTCTGTAGTGTTAGCTACGTTGACAGTCTCAGGTGTAAGCACAGGATCACCTGTAACTTTGAACTGAGTAAGATCAGAGAATAATAATAGTGATTCGTTAAAAGGTACAGCGTGTTTTAGAATACTAACTTTATTTGAGGACACAGCCACATCAATGGGGTCACTATCAATTATAGTTAGTGTAGACTTACGAAAGAAGTCAAAGTTTAAAAACTCTCCAGCCGTAGAAAAAATTACATTTTCATCTGCTAATACCCCAAGCCTATTTTTATGGAAAAAGATGTCGGATAATTTAAATCCAACAAAGCTTGGAAAAGGGTTTGTATCATCATCTCCTACTAATCTATTAGCAAAGGATGCAGGATCAAATTGGAAATTTCCATTAGCAAGTTTAAATAATTTATGTGGTAGAGTAGCAGGATTCAAAGCAATTTCTACATTAGAGGCTACTGTTTCTTTCCATACCCCATTTGTAAACTTAACATAAAAGTCATCTTGTGCTTTCTGGTTATCACCAGACACTTTTATTACAAAATTGTTAGGCCCCTCAACAGGTAACTGTTTAAAATCAGGTGTTTCATCTTTAAACACCTTGAGGTGTGCGTTACCATGAGAATCACCTACCTCTACTACAAAGTCTGTAGTATCAGTAGACTGAATATGTATAACAGAGCCATACCTTGTTAAAGTTAAACCTGATACTGCTGATCCGTTAGTAATATTTTCATAGTAAGTAGTACTAACAGCAGTTCCAGAAAATGTATTTAAATTTGTAGAAATAAGGTCAGTTGATGCACCACGCTCTGCCTGTTGTGTTGCTGTAGAGTTACCTTGTGTACTAGATTTAGTAGCAAACTCTACTGTACTAGTGCTTCCACCTTTAGTTAGCTTTAGTCTGTACGTAGAAGCATAATCAGCATTCTTTACGTACACCAAGGCTTCAGGGTTTCTTGTTGGGGATACCGTAGATGCCTTTGTTACTGTAGTATTTTTGTTAATTATAAATGTAGCATCTGCAATAGAGACTGCTGATAATTCTTCATTAGGATTAGTTAGTCCAGATAAATAGGAAGCGGCATTATTTGTTACAGTCTTAGATACTCCATTTTTATCAAATACTCTAATAGTACCAGCAGTATCAACCACCATAGAATAAAATTCATTCTCATCCCTACGAATAGTGTGAATAAAAGCTTTATCTAGGTTTGATATAACTCCAAGATCAGCTATATGCTGAGTGCTAGGGCGTTTAGATAAACCTGATACAACGCTAGACAGTCCATTCTCTTGTAATGATGCTTGAGTATTCAAGCGCAATGAGGGTGGCTGTTGTGATACACCGTTAATAAGGTTTGGGATTGATTGACTGATGAGTGCCATTAGATTGTTCTCCGTCCCTGCCTATCAATAATACTAAAGGTGTCATAGTTATCAAATATGTTGTGATCGTCAGCAGCTTTATCAAAATCTTTTAATTCTACTAACGCTCTATTTTCATCTTCTTTATGGAACTGATGTAAGGCACTGTCACCTACTACACGATCTTGGAAGATGCGAGTAGAACGTAACACCATAAATCTTTTAGCTACCTCAGGTACATCGTCAAAGTCTAACTGTAATGTAACATCTAGTGCTACGTCAAAACCTACATTAAATGTGTGGTTTTTTCTATCGTACATTTTTAAGCCACGCTGCACTAAATCAGGAGCGTTTGCTTTAGACGTAGCGTCTGCCCTTAAAATATTAGCAGGGAGAATTATCTCACCATTAGTATCTTGGGCAAAACTTTTATTTAATTCTGTATTAAAGTGCCAGCCCATAGACTGTACTTCTCTGTCAACTGTGTTTAAAATAGTCTCTGCTACCTCTGCTTCAATCAAGCCAGAGGAAAGACTGTTAACTGGTGCTTCGCCAATGGCAGAAAGCATTATGTTGACTGCATCTAGTTTAGTTGTTCCTGCCATGTTGGTTTACCTTATGCTTTCCACTTCACCTTGTCGGCCCAATAAGCTGCGCTTGATGGCCCCTTGGCTATGTTCTTTCTATGTCTATCTTTGAAAGCTTTGCGTTGCTTGGCTGATTGATTTGTCTTAGCACCCTTTTCACCAAACCTAATAATCTTTGGTTTATCCTTTGTGCCTACCAATACAGCATGTGACTTTTTACCTTTAGGGGAACTCTTAGGTATTCGTAAACCTTTAAAAGTTTCTCCTGCGTGTTGAATAGCCATATCACTTCTTTCTTTTTTGGTACTTAGAACTCTTATGTCTTATAATAGTTCCTGCTTTGTTAGCAGCAGCTTTTGCCTCTTTCATACCTTCTTTAGTGTATTTGTATTTTTTACCTGCAACTTCTGGCATATTTATGTCCTATACTTTGCTGTTTTTTTAGCAATCTTGAGAGGTTGTCTTACAAATTGTTTACCCTGTTGTTTACCTTTTCGTTTCGCAGCAGTTGTAGCTGCGTATTCCGCAGCAGATAAGCTCTTTATTGCAGCAGAAGGTAAATATCTTTCGCCAGTAGCACTTGATTTCTTTCCAGATTTTGTTCGCCATTTTTGCTTTGTCCACTTCTTTAAACTTTCCTGAGGCTTCTTCACGATGTATAGCCCCCACCTGCTTTCTTGTAACGTGATGCTAGTAGTTGTGCTTTCCTAGCAGACCATTGACCTGCGTTACCACCCTTACTTCCAGACTTAATACTGTTAAACATACGCTTACGCATAGTAGGTTTGGTGTAGTTACCTGCCTCGTTTACTCGTGACTTTTTAATTTTTAATTTTTTCATAACACCATCCAAAAAAAGGGAGTAGCCATTAAGCTACCCCCAGTAATGTTAGGCTTGCGACAAAGCAATACATGATGCAGGACGCAGGACGTTATGTCCCATTGCGTACTTAGCAACCATGAGTGTACCTTGACGATTAATCTGGTACTCAGATTCCATACCCAAGTCAAGAAGTTTGACAGTAGCTACAGCATCAGGAGTAAAGACAAAGCCTTTGAACTTAGCAGCAAGTGCCACCATGTCAGCACCATCTACGTTAGCAGTTGGTAGGTCATAGTGAGTTGCGCGGCCTGAACCAGCAGTGTTTGCTAGAGGTGCGTTATCAGAAGTCTTACCTTCGTTAGCGTTACCTGTTACCAGTGAGGTGTATAGGTTAGCCACATTAACGTGGTTGGACATAAGAATAGGCATACCAGCAATAGAGGCTACAGTCGCATCTGCTACTGAACCATTACCACCAAAGTCACGATTCATGTAGACAAGCTTGTTGCCATCAGTTACATCCATTAGCGCATAGTACTGGTCAGGAGCAAGAACAACACAAGCACCATCAGTTGGTACGTTCTTTACTTCCATCTCTTTACGAGCGTCAAAGATAGCTTTTGCCAACTTTGCTGGATCAGTAATATCACCAGCAGCACTACCAACAGTTACGTTAGCAGTAAAGTCTTCCTCAGTGAAAGCCTTATAGTCCTGTACAAGACCAGCCGCACGAGTGGCGTTGGTAGACAGGGCAGCTTTAACAAGCATACGAGCTACGTTCTTATCTGCTTCGTTAGCTAGTGCAATACCAGCTTCCTTAGAGTAGATTGAACGAACATCGTAGTGGTTGATAGCCTCATCAATATTAGCAATGAATTGGCTAGAGATGAGCAAGTCATCAATGGTTACGATACGCTCACCTGCACGAATTGCACCACCAGTAATTTCGTTTCCGGGGGTCAAGTACTCAGCAGTTGCGCGGCCTGTCATTGGGAATGAAGCAGACTTACCTTTAGAAATAGTACGAGTACGTACTTTATCTGAAAGAACTTTCTTTTCCTCAAAGGCTGTTAGGACTTCTCCTGCATACAGCTTGAGAAATAGGTCACGTACGTCACCTGTGTTATTATTCTGGCCTTGAAAGCTTACGCTATAGGCCGGATTTGAAGCGGCTTGTGCCATTTTAAATTACCTCTTAGTAATGTTAATGTTGAGTTAAATTACACTCTGCATTACACTACATCCTTTCTCCAAGATTGTCCCTCGCAAGGGGTCAGGGGTAATCGTTTGCTATGTTTAGCTTCGTGTTCGTTAGAGTTAACAATCCTTTCTACACCCTACAGTGCGGATTGAACATTCCTGTAAGGTTTTGGGATATTATCCCTTCTAGGCACACCTTAATGTAACTAGAAGGAAGGGGGATTCTTATACAACCCCCCAACCCCATGCAACAATGTTAGAACAGGCTAGAACGAGCCAACTTATCAGCGACTGCTTGCCTGTAGGCGGGGTCTTTAGCGTATCTAGGGTCACTCATAGCAGTAGTTAATTCTGCATTACTTTCAAACTTCCCGCCTGTGGATACAGCACCAGTACTACCTTGAATAAGGTTAGGTGCTGCCTCAGAACGATACCTAGCATTAAGACCTTGGATTGCAAGCCTAATCATGTCAGGGTCTTGCGTTTCCATTGTTGCATTAAAAGCATCAATCTCTGCTTCAGGTAAGGCATCTGCTGCCCACCCTACCAGTTCTTGATACTGTTCTGTACCCCCTACAAGGGAGTGCATTTCGGATTGAACTTGTTGTGAGATAGCTTGTTGACCCGCTATCCATTGATCTACCACTGTTTCAGGAAAACCAGCTTCTTCTAAGGCTTTATAAGCATCTTCTGATAGCCCACCAAGTTCTTGGTATTCTTGTTGAAGAACATCAAAGTCAATACCATTAGCACCTAGTACCTCTGATACTTCAGACGCATCTGCTGATACTAAATCTTCTGCATCTTGTTGTTCTTCTTGAGGTTGACCTAGCTTACCCTCTAATGCAGAGTAAGCTTTAGCCATGTCTTCTGGTGATTTAAATTTCTCAGGCAACCACTCAGGACGTTCAGGGTCTTGTGTAGTTCCATCTACTTTTTGTAAGATTTCGTTTATCTGTTCCTGAGATTCAGGTGCAGCTTCTTGATAAGTATTGATAGCATCAGCCATTACTCATTTGCTCCATAGCTTGTTGTACTTGCTCTGGGTCTATGGCTCCTGCTACAGCAGGGGCTGCTTTCTGCGCTACACCCATAGCACCTTGTTCTAACATTTGTTCTTGCATTGCTTGTTGTTGCATCATCTGTTCTTGCATTTTCTGTTCTTGTGATTTGATTAGACCAGAAGTGTCAATACCTAATGAAGCAGCAAGGCGATCAATGTAATCATTTAAATTCATTTCGCTCTGTATTACTTCAGGCCCAAGGGGTTGTAGATATTGTAAGAAAGATGCAAGCTTATTTAAATCTTGTCCTCTACCAAGGGCTTCAATACCTGTAACGACAGTAGGTTTAACACTATCTTTAGGCATCTTAGGCATCTTACCTTGCTTTGTTAGTGACTCCAATAGCAAGTTAATAAGAGGTAACTGGAACTCTTGGGATAGAATAGAGTATACACCACCAAGGGTAGTCTCTAGTTCTTGTGCCATGAACCGTACTTCTTCAGCAGTTACACGTTCCGCTGCACGTTGTACACTACTATTTAACAAGAACGCAGCAGAAAGACGGTCATTAATCATACGCATAGTTTCTAGGGATACCCTAAAGTCTGCTGCTTTTTGTACTTGTAGTGTAGACACATCGTTGCTATCACCCTGTAGGAAAGCTCCATTAGGGGCAGCAGATAAGTCTTTAGTTTTTGTAGTACCATTTGGACGTACCAAAAATAATACTTTGGCTGATGCTGCGCTGCCTTGAACAATAGCTTTTGTTAAAGCTTCCAAGCTTCGCAAGTCACCAATGTATTCTTCTATAAAACCTCGTCCATAATCTTCCCCATCAATTCTAATAAAACGTAATGGAATAAATGGGTTACTATCTGCTTTAAACTTACCACGTGAAGATTCAACAATGATACCAGCTACTTCCTGTATTACCTCAAACCCTGTTTTAACTCTAGTTAATCTGGTATACAGATCATAACTTTTAGCAGGGGTATCTGAAGGTGGTATCTGTGCTTTAATTTCTTCTGGTAATACAAGAGGGGACATAGATTCTTTGGTAATAATCTCAAGTGTATTACCCATAGCATCACGTTTTACTACATAACGATCTGGCCTATATACTTTCATACCACCTTCTTTGGGCATATATACCAGCGCATTACCAGTTACGATAAGCAGCTTTAGTGCCTCAAAGGTTGGTACGCGAACAGCTTTACCTTCAATCTCTGCCATAGCTGCACGTTCAATACGTGCTAGACCCTCTTCTACTTGACCACGGTTATCACCTGCAATTTGTTGCAAGTCAAAATCATCAATGGTTAAACGAAAGAAGGGGCTATTAGGTGGGAGTAAAGCTAGTAGAAGCTTAGATGCAAGGTTGTTTACACCCCTCGCTCCAATGCCTTGATATGGTGTGGCATAGATAGATGAACTACTATGTCCCTCGTCTGGCAAAAGAGTAGGAATAGTAAGCCTTGCTGCCTCACGGCCTCTCTCTAGGAAAGTATCTCGCTCTCCTTCTAGTTGGCTGTAGCGTTTAGCTACTGTACCTACATCTTGTTCCATTATTTATCCCTTCGGAATGTTAAGGCCAGAACCACCATCACTGCCACCACCTACTTGGGCAGCACCTTGGCCTAGAATTAGAGCCTTTTTACCTTTACGCCTACGCTTTAGTTTAGCACCTGAGGTGTCAACTGTAGTTGCCACTTCTTCTTCTTGTTGTTTTGCCGCGCCTGTTGTTGGTGCTGCTGTTACGGCTTGGGGTGGTGGGGTTCCACGTGCTTTTGCTTTACCACCTTGTACAGCATAACTTGCTTTCTTAACTTGTTTTTTTACAGCCCTAAATACTTTTTTCAGTGGTTTTGGTGCGCCCATCTTATTGCCCCTGTGTTATTTGTAGGCCAGCACCAGTGCTGCCTGTTTGAAGAGATTGGTCAGTAGTAGTAACTAACTGCTTCTTTCCCTTTCGTTTCTTTTTAATACCTAAAGCGGGTGTATCTACATCCGCAAGTTCTAAGTCTGGTGTCTTAGCCACCGCAGTCACTGGTCTAGCAGGAGCAGGTGGTGGGGTTGGCATCTTTGGTTTGAACAATCCACCCATTTTAATTTTCCTCAAAATCTTGATCTTGTAATTCTACAAGTTTGTTTATCACAGACTGCTGACCCCTGAGGAAAGCTAAATCCTCAGAGGTAACTTGATTAAGCGGAAGTTTGTTAGGGTATAGTTCATAGAGTTTACGAATAAGCCCATCTGTGATATTGAAATCGTTACCTAATACTCTCATTTTTACACAACTTTCGCTAATAGGGGTACTTTAGGTTAAATATCTACCAGTTCACAAGCACCAGCAGTGCAAGCTAACGTCTGACTACCACTTGTTGTATCCACTTTTTCGTACAACGACAAAGCTGACCAATCAATAGCATCAGGCATTTGTTTCTTGAGATCATCATATGTCTCCTTATCTATATCCTGATAGGGTGCTTGTGCATATGTGTGGTCACTATGAGGAAGGAAAGAGATGCCTGAACATATATCAAAGTTCTCATAGACCCATGCACCCACTGCCATCCACTCTGCATCCTTGACTGTGATAGTTACAGATGGTTTATGTTCACACCAGTTTAGCGCATAGTTCTTCCATAGTTCTAGTTGTTCTACAGCAGTCATATCGTTACGAGTAACAGCACCAGAGGGTGACTTAGTGGGAAAGCTAAACACTGTAGTAGAATCAGGTTTCATTACACAAGGTTCAGCAGGAATACCACTGTCTTTCATAAACTGTGTAAGTGGGTCTTTGTTATCACCTCTTACAGTACGAATGTAGTAATCACTATGCCTAGCATGAATACCTGAAGCACTATCTACTAACTGTGATACTGTTCCAGAAGGTTTGACACAAGTGATAGCTGCACTAGCAGGAATACCAAGACGCTCTGCATAATCTGCATTGGTATCAATAGCAATTTGCTTCATCTTTTTTAACCATGATTTACTATCAGAAGTCTTAGACAGTAAGTAGTTATCCATTATACCTGTTAGTGATACACCAAGCAGTCGTTCTTCTTCTGTGTTTCTCTGCCAAATCTTACGTAAGTAAGGCATCTTAGTAAAGGTAGACTGTGCTGTACCAAGGATGGTAGCTAGGCGTACCTTACGTATTAAACTATCTAGGTCATCACCCTGTCGTACTACTACTTCGGTAAGATTACAAAATTGATAAGGCCGTAAGATAATTTCAGAACAAGGGTTAGTTCCCCACTCATGCCCTGTCTCTCTACGTCCATTCATCTCTACGTGTTTGTCTGCTGCTATACGTGAAAAGATACCACGTTCACCAGACTTTGATTCAACAAGCGATAACCACTCACGCATAAAACCTTCCATGTCAGGCTTGTCTGTGTAGGCTACAGAGTTGTTAGCTGACGCACGTTGACCTTCGTTCTCCCACCAGCTACCAGACTTGGCGTGTGCCATACGTCCATCACTTAAATTAGATAGGCTTATCATAGCTGATCTACGTACACCACCTACTACTACAACCTCACCAATTTTACACATAATATCGTGGCACTCAATACTAGTTAGTTTACGTCCTGATGCACCCTTAAACTTAGCCACTACAAACTTAAACAAGTCATCAAGGGGTTCAGGCCCACTAGCCCTACCACCAAAAGTCTTTAACCTAGAACCTGCTGGACGAATAGCAGACAAATCCCACTTAGGTATACTGCCTGAGTACAGTGCAGAGATAAGAGAGTGTAGTGCAGTAGCCCAACCTTCTTTACTATCTTTAACTATGATAGGTGGATTACCATAGTCTAGTTGATTAGGTACGTCAGGTAACTTAGCTATAGACTGACGTTCTACTGAGAAGCCTACACCTGTACCACATAATAGAATAAACATAGCCTCATCAAAAGCACGTATATGATCTACTGGTAAATAGCTACAGTTATAAATGCAGGTGTTATCACGATCTGCTGCTACCCCTGCTGTCATCAATGCTCTCATACTTGGCATGACCTCAAGGTTAAGGATAGCTTCCTCTATTTCTTCTAGGTCTTTACCTGATATACCTGTCTTAGCAATATAGTCTATGTATCGTTGTACTGTTTCAACCCAAGTCTCTCGCCTGTTCTCATCTTCAAGCCATCTAGCATAACGACTAGTGGCAATAAATGTTTGGTAGTCTGTTGGTAGGTAGTTACTTATCATCTATTGTCACCCTCTCCATGCAGTGTTCCTGCTTCTTGTCGTTTCTTTAGTTTCTCTGCGTTCATCTCTGCAATAGTCTGTAGTGATAGACCACAGTCATGGGCTAGTGCTGCTAACATCCACAGTACATCACCCATCTCTGATGCAATAGCTTGCTTCTGATCCTGCATTGGTATCTCATCTCGCATCATCTTAGCAATCTTACCTGCTACCTCCCCTGCCTCTTCAGCAAGACCTAAGGCTGCATAGGATACAGCATACTTCTTAGGGTATACTGCTGTCTTTACTGCACCTATCTGGTACTCATAGAAGTTCATCATTACCAGTTCACTCCCTTTGTCCTCTTCATTAGTTCTATCATCTTATCCAGATACCATGCAGCTTTCTCAGCATCTTCAATAGGATTACCTTTCTTCCATAAACGTGAACCTGTATACTTAAGAAGATTACCATGGCAATAGCTGATAGCTTCATACTCACCTAGTACATCTACTATGTAATCAATGGTTTCAATGTCACCCTCTGCATAATGGGCAGGACTATTAACCATGTCTTTATCTTTATTCTTCCAATTAGTTTCTAGTTCTTCTGCCCTAGCTTTCATGTATTGTTCATGTCCTAGTGGGATACCAAAGGTGGTTGCCATAATTTTACTTCTCCTGTATCTGTATCATACTCGCCATTACGTAGAATACGTGCCAGCCTTGCGTTCTCTAGTGCTACCTCTTCAGATAAACCTTTACTCTCAAACGTAGCAACCACTTTATCCCATCCAAAATTAGAAGACAAAAGTTTATTAGCAGTCTTGGGGCCAATAGTTGGACAGCCGCTATAGTTGTCTGTACTGTCACCAACCAAAGTTTGGTAAAGGAAATGGTAGTTAGCCTCTCCTTCAGATATTTTAACAACCTCACCATTGATCCAATGATTAGCTGGTACAGTGAGTAGGTCTTTGTCTTCAGACCAGATAATAGTGTCAGGGTTTGATGTACCCAATATTCCAAGAACATCATCAGCTTCTAATCCTCTATATATAATTGTGTTGTATGTCTTTGCCAAATACTCTCTAGCCCACTCTAGTAACATAGGCTTACGTGTGTTCTTACGATTTGCTTTGTAGTAAGGGGCAAGCTTCTTGCGATAGTTTTCTTTATCAGACAGGGCTATGATACAATCTGTGACAGGTGCTTCAGCAACTAACTTGTTTACCTGATCTTCTAATCTTATAGCAACTTCATTCTCATAGCTGTGTAATGTCCATAGACCATCACCCCAATTTACTGGTGTCTCAGCAGAGGCAGCAGCTTTATAGGCTATGATGTCTCCATCAATAAGCAGTAGGGTCATCTGTTGTATCCTTCTCTGTTTTTCTAAGTATACGTAGTCCTGTCTGTACTTGTATGTAGTCTAGGTATGCCTCAACAATCCACTTAACACTTAGGCATATGCTCACACTCAAGAAGGAACAGGTTAGTATTAACTTCCATATAAAATCAAAGTCCATTTCTTTTATCATGCTCCTGTAAGTAATGATACGCTTTGTGTACCAGTTGTTTAGAATCCTTGAACCTACCAAGACCATCATTACATAGTCTACATAACCAACCTCTGAAGGTGTTAGTAGTATGGCAATGATCCAACACCCAACTCTTCATCATGGGTTGGTTGTACTTACCTATCTCCTGTATAGTCTTGTCGCATATAGGACAACAATAGTCGGGTGGAGGTTCAGGGTTTTCTGCCCTTAGTTTTGCTATGACTTTCCTGTGTCCATTGGTGCAGGACTTACACATACTCTTTCTATCTGCATGATGTGAAGGAAAATTCCACACTGGCTGGACTACATGGCAAGTACGACATTCATGTACCTCAATGTGTATCTGCCCAGTTTCTTCCATACTTGTATTCACTGTCAAGTCTGCATCTGAAGTTGAATCTCTTTTCAACATCTCGCATACATTGAAGAATAAGTCTGCCTGTTGCATCTTCTTGCCCCTGTTTAACTAAAACCTGCACCTCATCATGGATGAAAGCTACAATCTGTGCGTCAAGCCCTGACTTCTTTAGAGCATCAGCAATAAATACATACCAAGTCTTGCATATTATAGCACCACATCCTTGTAGCAAACTATTCAAACTAGCATGGCTGTGTCGGATAGGGATGGTACGCCCATCAATACCCTTGATCCACCCTCGTTCACTTGCTGCTTTGGACACAGCATCACGTAGTTTCTTTAGTGCTGGTAATTTTTTCAGGAACTTAGCTTTGATAGCTTTACCTTCCTTCGCACCCTTGCCTATGATCTTACCTGTTTTCTCATCACCTGAACCATAAAGAAATCCATAGATAAATGTCTTACTTTGGTTACGTGATTCAAGGCCAGCAGCCTGTTGGTTAGCAGTATGAATGTCACCATTCAGTACTACATCAGCGTAAGCCCCATCGTCATATGCAGCCATATAATGAGCAAGACAACGTAGCTCAAGACCACTAGCATCAGCCCCAAGAAGGCTGTATCCCTTAGGTGCATGAAAGAGGGAACGACACTCTTTACCATACTCAGCACCAACACTTGGAACTTGCGCCATGTTTGGATTAGAGTGCGTACACCTTGAAGTGACAGCCCCCATGTGATTAACCCTACCATGTAACTTACCATCCTTTTCCATCTTTAGCCAAGCCTGTTTGCCTGTAGCTAGTTGGCCTATGCGTTTATTCAACAGTAGGTATTCATTAAGTAACTTAGCCTCAGGCAATTCAATACCAGCAAGCACAGTCTCATCTACCTTAGGTTCACCACTGTCAGTAAACGCCTTTGGTTTCCATCCTCGTTTAATTAAACGATCACCTATCTGCATACGTGATGCAGGGTTGAATGGTATGGTCTTAGTCTTGGTCTTCATCTCTACTATGGTAGGCTCAAAAGTTTCCTGTAACTCAGCCTCAAGGTCAGCCTTACGCTGTGCAAGTGAGGCGTACAATGACTGTGCCTTGGCTACGTCAAAGTGAAACCCATGCTCCTGTTGTTCTAACAGTAGAGTGTGTATCCTAGTCTCAAGGTCTAATGCTTCCTGACTAAAATTTTTTTCAATAATTTTATGATAGAGTTTTGCTGTAACTGTTGTGTCTTGGATGCAGTACGTAAGCATCTCAGGGGTATATGTTGCAAAGCTCTCGCTACCACTATTGTAATCACCTTTTAATTCTCCTAGTCTGTGACCCCATGCTTTAAGTGAATGACTGCCTATAAGTTTCATAGGATAGTTGCTACTCTTGTGTAGCTTAAAATCAATCTCTTTAATATCAGGCCAAATTGTTCTAGCGTATACCAACGTATCTATTACTTTACCTGTGTAGGTATAGTTATATAATTTTCTCATCACACGTAGGTCATAGTCAATGATGTTATGTCCAATTAGTGTAGTAACATTGTCATCAATAAACTGTAGTGCCTCTTGTGTCTGTGTTGGGTCAAAGGTGTGTACCTCATTAGTCTTTACATTTCGTAATACATTACACCATACCTGTGATACATCATCAAGTAGATGGTCTGCTTCTAAGTCCCATACGTATTCCATACTGTGTCTCCGCACTAGTTAAAAGGGTATATCTTCTACATCCTCATTGTTGAAATAAGTCTCAACCATACGCCCTGTATCTTTCATGTACTCAAGCGCACAACATAGGCCAGTGTCACCTGACCACCTGTTCTTTAACACTCGTACCTGACTGACGTTTGGACTGTCTGTATCCTGTTGGTTCCTTTCCAAACCAATAACAATATCTGATAGCTGACCAATGGCAGCACTGCCACGTAGCTGTGACATAGATGTTTGTGCGCCATCCTCATGTCCTCTGTCACCTGATGGACGCTTGAGGTGGGATACAAGTATCATACCACAATTAAGTTCCTCAACCAATGAGCGTAGGGCTGTCATAGTATTGTCAATGATGCGTCTTTCGTCACCACCTTCCATACCTGACACCACGATACTGATGTGGTCAAGGATGATATACTCACAACCACAACCACGCACCAAGTATCTTATCTTGGATAACAGGTTATCACTATCTGTACTACCCCAATGGTCATACAAGTACACCCTACCAGAGCCTACTGTACTGTCAAAAGCTTGACGCATCTCTTCTTCTGGCACGTCATTATTTTGTAGGTGTAAGGGTTTGTTAAGTTCAATGGACATAAGACCTAGTGAGGTACGCTTTACGTTCTCTTCCAAGGCTATGTATCCAATGGTCTGCCCATGCTTGATAAACCCATGAGCAAACTCTCTAGCTAGTTGTGATTTCCCTATGCCAGAACCTGCTGTAAGAGTTACAATCTCACCTCGCCTACAACCACCTGTTTTTTCCTGTATCCCTAAGTAGGGGTAAGGGACAGATAGCTTATCGTCTGTTGAGATAACCAAGTCCCACACATCAGTACCAGCTATGATACCATCAGGTCTGAAAACCTTGGCCTCATACAAAGCATTGATAAGTTCCTTAACCTTACCATCAACCAACATCTCGTTGGCATCCTTGTATGGTTCAGGTAGTCGTACTATCTTAGCCTTGTTAGGTGGTAGAACAGAGGCACATTCAATAGCTGCACGTTGTCCTTGCTCATCCATATCAAAGCATAGTACCACATGGTCAAACTTACTAAGCCACTCAATAGATTTACCTACTGCTTTCTTAGCAGAGTTACAACCTGATGGCACAGATACACTAGCCCACTTGTTACCATTAGCCTGTGATACAGACATAGCATCTAGCTCACCCTCACAGATAGTAACAAACCTGCCACCATCACGCCATAAGTGTTCACCAAACAAGCCTACCTGTTTGATGTTTCCCAATACTGAGAAGTCTTTGTTAGCAAAGCGTATCTTCTGTGCATGGAGTTTACCATGTGCATCACGATAGTTTGCAACCTGTACCTTCTGCCCTTTGTAGGTGGATACACCATAGCCCCACATCTGACAGGTCTGTTGTGTTAGACCACGCTTCTTTAGTTCCTTGAAGTCAAGGTCTAAGAACATGGTGTCATCTGTTTCCATAGCAACCACAGCTTTCTCCTCATCTGATGGGGTGTAGGTTTCACATGAAAAGCAGTAGTAATGCCCATCGCTAAACAAACTATTAGCATCACTACTGCCACAGTGAGGGCAAGGTGTGTGCCTTACAAACTCACTATCATTATCCATTAACACCATTCCTCAACATACGTACCATGAAATCAAAGCCATCAGCTATGTCACTAAGCCTAACATCAGGATACTTGTCTCCATCTTCTAACATAGAGAGTGCCATGTTTTCATAATTTACTACCTGTTTAAACTCAAGATCATCTACATATATAGAGACACTTAAGCCTTGGTCAGTAAACTCTGCGTTCATGTCAACCTCTGAGATTACCTCTTCTGTAACATCAATCACACTCATTGTAACCACTCCTTAGGCACTGTACCTTCTGCCCATGTAAAACCATTACGGTCTGCCCATTCTGCACAGGTCATCTTAGACCCATCCTTTCTTTTCTTAGCTCCTTGTACTGTAGCTTCTGCCTTCTGGAATACAAAGCGTACGTCCAACTCTGGGTGCTGTTCCTTAACAGCTTTCATCTTACGTTGTGCGTCTTGCCTAAAGTATCCCTTCAGTTCTACAATCATTGTGCCTACTGAGGTATGCACTGCTAAGTCAGGGATGTAGTGACGTAACACATAGTAAGCCAGCTTCTCTGGTTCATACTGATATGCTACGCCACGCTCATCAAGGTCACTGATGACCCTTGCCTCAAAAGTCCCCTTCGTCATTGGCTGTGCCAGTGTTGTTGTGTTCATCAAAGACATCAGTGGCATCATCCTTTGCTACTGCACTGGATACAAAGCCATCCTCTTCGTCAAAGATGTTAGCACCTGCACTGTATTGAACAAGGTCAATAACCTGAACAGCCTTGAGGCGTAGGCTTACACCTACTGACTTGGTTGACTGCATCATATAGGGTGCAGGTTCTACTGCTACCTTAATGACTGACCCATTACCAATGAGTGTGTCCTTGGTAAGAGGATTACGTTTGGAATCTACCACAATAGGGTTCATGTTGAATGTCTTACCATCACGTGACTTAACAACGGCTTTCATCTTGGCGCGAAATCTTAAGTTACCTGTTGGGTTTCCATCATCATCTACCTCTGGTTGGTAGGGTTTTGCTGTGGACAGGACTGCCTTTAACTTAGGCTGCTCCTTGACAACTTTGGTATGGTGTGTATTAACCACCTCATCAAGTTGTTCACACAGTTCTGCTGCTTCTGTCTCTGGAACCATTACATCCACGGTGTATACACCATCAGGATCAAAGTGTGTATCTGGTTCAAAGACTTTAGCCCACATTGCTTTACCTGTAATGACAATCATATTTTCTCCTTCATGTTTGTCTGTTGGCTAGAGGGGTACTTTAGGATGCTAGGCAAAGAAGTAATCTGACCTGAGGACAGATGCTAAGTCTAGCTTACCCATCGCAGGTGGATAGGGTACGTCATTAGTTCCTAAAGTTCTTACAGCATGATCCCTCAGTTCATTGAGAACATCATGTGTTTCGTACATATTAACAAACTCACTGCGTAGTATGTCAGACATGATGGGCATAGATGTGCTGTGTGTACCATAGCTATCATGTACCATAGCAAAGTCACGTAGGCCATGCTGTCTGCATTTGTTAATAGTCTTGGTCATGGCTGCTGCATCCAGAGAGTGGATGAAGTTAGGGCTACTACCCAAACCTGTGCGCCTCTTGTTCACTGTATCCTTTAAGTCTTCAACGATGTTGAGGCGTACCATCTCACCATTGATGTGTGTCTTGATACGCTTAGTCTCTGTGTCGCTGTAATGCTGGACAACTACCCAACCTGTAGGTGTGATCCATTCCATATGCCTTGTGTGGTCAGCATACACCTCACCTACCTGCTTGATGTATGTCATCACCTGACTAGCAGATTCAATCACATCACTGATAGCATCCCACACGTAGCCAGCTAGGTAGTTACTTGCAGGGAACAGGTCATCACCAAAGATGTTAGGCTTGCCTGTCTCTATCTGATCTGACATGGCCTCTTGTATGTAGGCACGACAGGCGTGGCGTGTACCACTGTAGGGTACGATCATAACAGGACGCTTGGTCAATGCTCTATCAATACCAAACTCCTGCCACTGCTTGGCAAGCTCACCATCATCCTGTTGTACAAGTGCTAGTGCTTCTTCTGCTACCTCAGTATAAATATCCTGAGGCACAGAGGCTGGTATTAAATTGGTAGCCCTACCCCCACGCTCATCCCTTAGGATAGCTGAGAGGTGCTGCAATCCATTACAACTACCATCTGCTGATACAGGGAAGCGTGATTCATAACCCCACCCATGCTTGACTAGGGCAGAGAACTCCATACACCAGCCAAGAAACTGGTATGGCTTGTCTGCTTCCAACCATAGTTGATTATCATATGGATTGTTAACAATCCTGTGTACCTCATCAGCCATGTCCCATGCCCACGATTCACGCTGGTCTAATGTAATCTTGTCGTTACCATATAGGTTAGCACCATGAATACACAACCATCGTGCATCTTCCCAATTGTTAATAGGCATTGGGCGATTGAACTCAAGTAATGACTTGCTCCAATCAGCAGACTGAGGTGAGAGGAACGTGCTACTAGCATACTTGCGAGAACGAAAGTCATTCTGCCACACATAAAAGAACTCATCATACCCACTGTATGATTCAGCTACCTGTAGTGTACGCTCTACCTGTATGCGCTTGCTCACGCTTCGGTTGTTTATGGAGTAGATACTATTCCTCTTGCGTGACCAATCACGGAACTCGCTCTTCTCACTCTCAGTCATCTCCTTAGGGTCTTTGGAAAAGGGATACTCAGGCAAGGGTACATCATCCCTAGCTGGTAGCTTACCCCACTGCTGTCCATTGTCCCACACCTGTCGTATTACCTCAAGCAGAGGGCGATTGACACGCCATGCTGTGTGTTGCAGGGCATTGAGACACGCATACTCTTGGGATAAGTCAGCATCCTGTAGTCTTCTCAAGTGTTTCTTTAAGCTCATCTGCGCCTCACTATTGGTAGTTCATCTATCACTGCACCATGATACCCACCACCTACAACGTCAGTCCAATCCTTAGGGACTATGATGCAGGGTGCATACCTTGGCTTGGCTGTCTCAGCATATTCATTGAACGCCTTGATCCAATCCTCTGTACCTTGGGTAGCCTTGACTATGGTAACAGTTTTGTTACGTGCTGTCACCTGTTTTGTTAGTCCTACTATACCAGTACGTACTACAATCAAGTCAATCATACGCAGCCCTACGTGTATACGATCAGGCTTAGTCCATTCAGTATCCTTGTAGCCATCCTTGTTCATCTTGTGTGTTAGGCCATAGCGTCTAGCACCATATGATTTCTTCATGGCTTGCTTGATTGTGTTGGTAGCTATACTGCCCTCACTCTGTACCCACAGGTCTAGCCTGTTTTGTATCTCCAAGTTACCACCTATAGACTGTGCTACATGTAGCAATACAGACTTCTTACTGATAGCATCAACCAATGATACCACTGCAAGGTAGGCAACCTGTTCAGCATCCATGTCCTTTATACGTGCATGGGTTATGTCACGATTGGACTTAGGGTTTTGTTGTAGGTCTATGATACCCTTGGCTACTTCCTCTACGATACGAGATACAATCACCCTACCATGTAACGTGTTGCTCTCCTTACCAGAGGCTATTGCTTTATCACGTGCCTTGCGGAACCTATCAATCCCACCTGTCATCATGTCTGCTTCCAACTCAAGTTGAGTTTCTAAAGTACCTCTCATAGAGAATCCCCCTAAGGTTAAACTATATATGTTAATGCTCCTACAACCACAGCCACAGACAGTAATATCGTTTGTATACCTGATATGTCAGCATGATTATTGAACACACCAACTGTAGATACTAGCATCATAATTATAAATGTACATACTAACCACATACTATTCCTCACCATAGTTACGCATCATCCAGCGTTGTTGTGCTGATACCTGTTCGTACTCAGTAGACTGCACTGCCCACCTCGCGTCACAATGAGGGCAAAACCACTCAATCATACCATCTACTGCGTATAGTGCTTCTGCCTCACCATCTCCACACATCTCACATTGCTTAAAGCCCATACTCATATTGATTTCCGTTCCTCTTTCACACGCATAAGTTTACCTGCTGTGTACCCATGCTTAAACTTAATCCAGTACTGTGCTTGTTTGTCCTTGTCATACTGGTTGTCATACTTCACAGCATGATAGCCGTTGTGATAACCCATAACAAAGGCATCATCGTATGTATTACGTTTGTTAGCCCAGCTTTTCCAAGCGTTCATCTGTGCATCTTGCATCGTACTAGTTCTCCTTCTTGATTGCATCACTGCCTTATGTACTGGTGTTATCTTCATTGTTCACCACTAGGTCTAACATGGGTTGGTTGTCGTTGTCAACATCTAATTCCACATGGTACTGGTTCAGGAAAATAGATAGCTCCCCATCATAGGCATCATGGATGATGTCGTACAACTCTTGTATATCATAGATAAAGATAGGCTCATTAACTAATACATAACCTTCCTCAGTATTGCTTAGTACACACAAGCCTATCTCATGCGTGATGTAATCACGGAATGAACCCTGATAGTCTGCCTGTACCTCGTGTGTAACTTGTGTTATTGATAAGAGATAATCCTCGCCACCCTCACCAATACCACTAGGTAATATTAGCTGTATATTTTTTATCATATCCTGCCTCCTGTTAGTCCATTCTTGTTACAAAATAACCATCACTAGTAGGCAGTGCCACCATACCATAAGGATAGAAGTATACATTACCCCTAGCTGTACCCATCTTGCCTATGTGTACTAAGTCTTCGTCCTCATCGTACTTACTGCGATAGTCACCACTGTCTAGTACCTCACCCTCAAATTTATGAAGTCCCTGCCCATAACACCCTTCCATAAAGGCTAGTATATCATCGCCATTTAGTATATTAAACTCATTAACCCAATGAGGCAACACTCCTAGCCATTCTCTCAGGTATTCTTCCGGCTCATTATATTCTATTGTGTTTAGTTCTAACATCATTTTACTTTACTCCCTAAAATAATCATTACATATTGACGCAATCATACTAGCTATGAACAAGGTAAACCCTGTTATACCTAGCACGAATATAAAAGCCATCACAATGTCTAACATATTGCTACCCCTATCCTATCACAAATCCACTCTCATCCTGCTTGGCTCTACCCTTGGCATATAATGCTACCACTACGCCTTGTGGGTCTAGGAACCTCAGGTCATCCTTATCACCATCCACCACAGTGAAGCCCATGAATGTCTTAGGTATCTTGTGCTTATGCCTAAACACCACAGCCATATTGTTGGTCATATTGCCACGCATCTCCTTCAACACCATAGAACTATACCTGCCACTGGCTTGGCTATAGGACAAGGTTAGGTGATAGTTATCCGGCAATGCCTTACGCACTCGCTTAATATCCTTGGTGTAGTCATAGAACTGTACATCAGGGAACTTATCCATAATGCCATAGCGTTCCCAGTGTATGTCACTAGTCCCATTTAATCTCACTACTGCCTTGATACCCTTCTTCCTGCAATACATCCTGAACTTGCTAATGTCCTGTATCAAGTCGGCTATAAATATCTCAGGGAAATCACGCCACAAGATAGTCTTGCGCTGTCGTGCTGCCTGTACACTGTTCATGGCTCCTCGCCCTGCTGTATACAAACACCCTGCCTTGCACCCTGCCAGCACAGCCATAGGGCATACGTTTATCCCTTTCACTGTATTGGCCGGAGCTAGATATAGGATAGCAGTAAGATACTCACTGCCATCACCTTTTACTGTTTTGGCATTATTGCCAACACCTAATAGCTTTAGTTTCATGGTTTTTACCCCTAGCTGTTACAAGGTACAACGATTGAAGGGAGAACAATCGCTGTCCTTTATACGTCATGCAGGACGTTTACAAAACGTGCCTTTTCTGTTGCCAGTAATAGGGCAATCAAAAGCAAGACGACTAACAGATAGATAACCCTTGTTCCCGCTGAAAGAACCCTTGCGTCCATAACGCTTGGTCACTCTACGAAATTGCAGGTTATGCTTACCGATAGGATTTACAATTACATTATTTTTTACTGTTTTAAACATAGCATCTACTCCTAGTGCTGTTATAGGTACACCATTGTACCTTGTAACAGCTAGGCATTTTTGCGCTTGCTATCACGCCCATGCCTAGCTTGGCCTAGCATCCTCGCAGCACATAGCCTAGCGGTACTGTCTATGGCTTGGGCTTCCCTTGCATATGGCAGGACTGCAAACCTTATCCTTTATAGTGCTATCCGTTTAGGCTAGTACACTGCAAGCTTTAGGTGCTTCGTAACCTTGTATTCTCTTATTCTTGCATATTCTATTTAGTCTGTCTAGTCATATTCGTATTTTGTTTAGTCTCTTTTATTATTACAAAGGTTAGGCCTAGCATCTCGCATATTAGCTTTACGTGTCCGGTTGTCTATCTTGTAGCTGGCCTTAGGCCTTGTCGCTGATAGGAACCTTGTGTCCTTTGATGCTTAAATCGTTACATATCCGAAAAGCATTTGCAAACACTTTTTTTAAGTTACTGAAAACAAAAAGAAAACAGATAGAGAGAGACACAAGAGAACACCAAAGAACACAAGCGCAAACCATAGTCAGCCACGTGTCGCGCCAAATCACACCAAAGTGAGCCAAGGTATTATTGCGTATTTTGCAATTATTGATCGGGCGCGTTCCTTAGTCGCGCGGGCGTAGGCGCGGGCATGCGGGGGTGTGCGCGTATTGCTTGTATTATATACCCCCTCAGATTTTTTCGTCAAATTTAAGTCTCCATGGCTCCCTTGATAGTACAAGTGTAGTCCACAGTCTTCCAATGACCATCTGGTTGTATTTCTTCATGTACGTCTTTCATCTCAATACAGTCGCTACGCTCATCAAACCATTGTATGTCCTGTGTAAGACACCCAGAATCCATACACACTGTCAGTAGTAATGTCCAAATAACTTCCATAATATTGCCTTATTATAATGACCGATAGGTAAGACCACTGAGGAGCAGTGCTAAAGTACAACCTTGGCTAACTATAGTATACCTATATATGTAACCAAGGCTCTTCCTTAAAGGGGTACTTTAGAGATTCAACCATCCTGTTGAACCCTGCTCCTTGTGTCCTGAATTAATACCTGACATGAACTTATCTAATTCCACATCCAGTAATTCTTCTTTTCTTGTTCTGATTTCTGTATCTGCATCAGCAGCCATTTGGTCCACCCAGTACTGGACTGCCATAGCAAGAACGTCAAGTCTGTCGTCATGTGCTAACGCTCCTCTTTGTTTAGTAATCCTAGTCATCTGGTATGTGAGCATATACTTTATGCCCTTCTCAGGTGGCATAGACTGAACACTATCGTAATCCCTTTGGATAACCTTAGGGTCTATAACCAACCTATGCTGGTTCATTACAGGCTCAAGTGTATCTATAATCCTGTGTTCCTTCTGTTTACTGTGTCGGACCTCTTCTATCGTCACTGGATGTGTCTTCAACAAGTAAGGTTTAAGCAACTCAGTAAACATACCGTCACCAAAGTTACTCTCAACAAGCACTAAGTTAACCTTATGTATTTTAGCTAGGTCACATAAATGCTGTAGTGTACTATCAGAGTACCCACCTTCTACCCCACCAGCATCTACTACGTGCAAGAAACCATTAAGCATCTTTACAATAGCGTATGCAGTCTCATCAGAGCCTCTACCAGAGGGGTCAATAGCTAGAACGCTACCTGTATACCCTGTACGGCCTATAGTGTCCTCAGGGGCGTAGAACTTGTCTCCTGATAGTCCTACGTTTGGTAACTCATCTAGTGGTTTAAAGATACCATACACCAGTTTTTCAGGTGCAGTATCCTTATCACAGGAGTAGATCATTAAGTCACTTAGTTTAAGTGGGTATTTGTTTGCATCAGATAGTGAAGTATCCAACATAAATTGCAAAGCAAAACCACTTCTACCATAACTTAGTTCTCTTTCTAATAAATCTGTATCATCAAATCGTTCAGGGTCTGTAGGAAGCCCATACACAGCCTCTAGGTTTGTTTGTAAGGATTCATACAGCATAGGAGCTAACCTGCCCCCATACGCTTTCTCTGAGCGTTCTATGGTAGGGTAACGTGCGGGCCATACTCTCATTTGATAACCACGCCCTAACAAAGTATTGTAGAGGGACATTTCATTCTGAGGTGTACCAAGGTATATAATCCTACCATCAGGCTTGAGAACAGCGTCAAACTCTTTGACAGTCTCTCCAAGCTTTTCCCGCATCATATGTGTCATGCTGTTGTTGGGTACTTCTACGTCATCAGCAATAATAATGTCTGCACGTGAACCTGTAAGCTGCCCTGTAACGCCCACAGACTTCACTGAGGGGCTTCCAGAGGCTTTAGCGGGGGCTACATCAAAGGCTATCTTAGACCACCTCTGGCCCTCTCTAGCAACCAGATGCTGGCATATAGGGAGTTCCATGATGATACGCTGAGTAAACGTAGAGAAGTCATCAGCACGTGCCTTAGACGCAGACACAACCATAAACTTTAGCTGTGGGTCTAGGAGTAGTTGATGTACTACGTAAGCAGCAGTGATGTAGGATTTACCTACACCACGAAAAGCCTCAATGATACAACGCTTGGGGCTATCCTGTAGATAGTTTGCTATATCGTATTGTATAGGGGTAGGCTCTGGTAAGCCAAGGTGTTGCCACACAAGGTATGTAAAGTTTCTAAAGTCTTTTAATTGTTCTGGAACATTAACCATTATCTATTCCCAAGTGCAAACTTTATTTTTTCTATGTCTATTTCTAGTTTATGCACTTTTTCAATAGTATCTTGTACATTCTTAGGTGGCTCAAAAGCATCAATCCATTGATCGTTTTCTTCTACTTCAGCCATAGCTAATTCAAGATTGTGTTCTAAGAAAGATATTCGCTCTGTCAAACCAAAATAAACCCAAACTGATACGGCTGTAAAAGCAATCATACTGATTAAGTTGCGTAGGGGTATGGTAACTTCTGAACTTTCATTTAACTTGTGAGCCATTTGTTTCATTGTAATTGTTCTCCAACATCAAACGGCAAGTCTTTTAAAAGATTAGCCATAGGACTTTCTGCTGTAATTACATCAAGGGAAGCACCATTGTCTTTTAAAAACTTGACAGCTACTGACAGTTCACTTGCTGTTGCTTCTCCACCCTGTACTCGCATAAGCAGTTCTTTGGTGACTGCATCGTGCAAAGTATCCATCAGTTCTTTTTCTGTCACTGCCATTCTCCTGTGCGAATTTGATCCGTCACTTCTATAGCTCTCTGGCCTACTTGTTTAGCCCACCTACTATTAAGAAACTCGTCTGCTGCCATATCGTAACTTCCGTCCTTTAGCAGAGCCATTGCGTTTACGAACTTGCTCACTGTCCCTATCCCTACGTTGAAGGTAAAGTTGATAAGGGCTGCTAAACGTACCTCGTCTAGCTCTGACATCCAAGGAAACTTTGTCAGTAGTTGGTACTTGGCTTCTTGTATATCGTTTTGTAGAAGCATCTCTGCTTCCTCTTCCGATATTCCTACATCTTCCAGATTTCTTCCAATACCTATTGTGAGTTTGTTTGCTGTGCATTTGTAAGGTTTTAATTTTATTCCCTCATGGCGTTTTAGTTGTTCTATAAGGCTCATGTGTTATTTCTTTCCAAACATTTTTGTTGCACCTTTGATACCAAAGCTTGCAGATACAATAATTCCTAAGGTATATCTATACCAATCTGGTGTCATAGACAAAGCCTCAAAGCCTCGCTCTACGTATTCTACAGTAAAAGGCAGGAAGCAAAGCAGCAAGGGTATGCTAAACAAAATTGTTAAATACTCGTCCTTCCAACTTTCTTTTGCGCCATCTATTGCTGCTTTATCCCAATCAATTTCACCAGATATTTTCTTTTCCATAATGCTAGTTTCTGCTTCAATCTTAACTAGCTTTTGTTTTGCTTTAGCTTTTTTGGTATCTACATAACCTTCTACGGCACTGCTGGCTACACCAAACAATCCCTGTAGTAATACACCCATCATAGCTTTTGTCCTTTTAGTTTCTTACAACGCCAATCTCTAGGACGCATATCTCCATGATCCATTTTTGTGATCTCGTTGCCCATTTCATAAGCTCTAGTTTTACATTGATCGTATGTATCATACGGCCCACGTATGTCTACAAACTCCCAACAATCAGTGGGTACAGACAAACTACAAGCTAGTACCAGTGTTTTAAACATAACTCGCTGCCCTTGCTATAGAAACCATAACTGCCAATACTAATCCAACAGCTACTGTTATTACAACACAAATTAATGCAACTGTCTTAAAGGTTTCTTCCATTTCTCTGGCCTTTTCCATAGCTAGTTTTCTAGCTTTAAATTCAGCCTCACGTTGTTCCTGTAACCTTTTTTGTCGTTCAGCCAAAATACTTTTCCAAGTACCATGACCAAAACGCATATCCACCATACTGGCTACTTCCTGCAACTTTTCTGCTGCTAGTTTTGCATCTATGACTTCTTTTGCTACAGTATCTACCCCAAATTGATCCCCAAGTCCTGTACCAGACTTTTTGTTTCTGGCTTGTTGAACTTGTTTTTCACCTGTAAACAGGTCATCAATCTGGCTTGCTATTTGTCCAATATCTTGAACAGTGCTAATGTGTGTCTTAATAAAGTCTACACTTTGTTTAACTAATGCAATCCCTGCTAGGGTAGTACTGATAGGTTCCATGATAGTTCCTTATAGCTTCATTAACAGAGAAGATGCCAAGCCAACGACAATAACCGTTGACCCCATAATCATTGCTTCTAAACGCCACATACGCCTATCTAAGCCAGACAGTTTGTCTTCTACTGCTTTATAACGCACAGCACATTCTTTTTCGTGTGCTTCTAGCTCTAATGCAACTCGTAGTTCTGGTGAAACTTCCTGTGATGTTTTCATTAGACCGCCATCTCTATTGCAATCATTGTCCACAATGCACTGTCAGAATGTCTAAGGTTGCCGCTTGAAGAAACTCCAGCTTTTATCTGAGCGTCATAAGTTGTTGCGCTTGTTGTTGAAGGAGTATCTAAATAGTTTACTGCCCAATTAATCGGAGCAAAATCGGAGCCATCGTGATAACCAAATCTATTAGATTCATAGATTACAGTAGAGCCTCGCCGTATTCTTAAACCTGCATCACCAGTGTTTTTAGCCAAACCGCCAGCAGAATGAATTACTAAAATTTTACTTGATGCTGACGTAGGAGTAATTGTTATAGCAGCATCCGTTGTTGTCCAGCTAGTACCACTAGCAGCGACTTCCGTGTTTCCAGTTGTTTGAACAACTTGCAACACACTACCACTACGAATAGGAATACCAGCAGATGTTACTGCGCTAAGAGACTGATTGTTTAACTTTGTAAGTGCCATATCTGTCTCCTATTTTAATGCTGTTATAGTTAAAACTGGAAGGTCTATAGGAAGGTTAGAAGCCCCACCGTCCCAATAATGAGAGCGAAACAATCTGCCAGTGTAATTGCCATCATATCTTCTAACTGTCATGTCTATTGTTTTAGCTGATGTCCAACTGGCTACCCGTCCTGTTGCGGTAGAGGCAGAGCCGCCGATAGGAATACGCCACTTGAAATAATGGTGAATTTGGTCGTATGAACCAGAAGCCCCAGTGGTTTGTCTTGACCCAGTGATTTGTGTTCCGTCTATTCGCATTGCCGAATGACAAATACGAGCAGCAGTGCTATCCCATGCAATTTTATATTGAAACTCATAGATTACGCTAGTTGCACCTGTCGGCGGTGTATAAGCAATACTAGAGCCATTAATAACAGCATGGCTATCAGTTAAATGAACCTCGGCGGTGACATTCGCTGGAGTATAAGTGCCACTGCCAACTGTTATTGGTTCACCATTGCCAACAAGTGTTAATGTTTCTAATATATTAGAGGTTGAAAAGCCATGCGAGCTACCATCTGCTTTTAGGAGGGAGTCTACTTTTAAAATACTTGTCATGTGTATCTCCTATGCCTCATCAGTTTGGTAAGTTACACTAAAGGCAAGTAACGAATTTGCGTTGTTTATGTAAGTTGTTAATATTTCTACAATACCGTCACCAGATGCGTTTGTTAATCGTATTCGTTTAGTGTTAGTTAAAGCATACCCCATTGGAGTGTAACCAGCACCCCAACCTGTCCACTCAGAAAACTCTCCGCAACTTATTGCCGAATGTTGGTTTGCATTATTTGCAACATTAAAAGGAAGATTTATCACTTGTATTCCTTGACCACTTCCACCGCCATTTGTATAAGTCCTTGAAGCTGGAAGTTTGATACTGACTTGAGCGTGTACAATATCTCCAATTCTTGTGTAAAAACCAACTTGATGCGTGTACGCAGTAAAAATACTAGCATTTATGTCTGATGCAGAAGTAGAAGAATAAGCTGGCGTAAATGTGCCAGTGCGATAAAATTCCCCTGCTCCAACTTGATTTAAAATTACTTTTCCAGATGAGTTTATACTAAGCGCATTTGTACCGTTAGTATGTTGGAGGGTTTCCACTCCTATAATTGAAGCCATGTTATCCTCCTATCCTA